TTCTTATTCAACCAGTAGGAGGATTGAATGGCACAGCCTCCTTTTTCTGGGAACGACTTCTTTGACCAGATCGACAGTGTTGCTCGTAATCTAACGGGTAACGCTTTTCGGCTTAAGCGTGACGATCCCGACGCTCCCCAGAAGTTCACTGAGTTTGTAGCCCAGAGCGAGCAAGAGTTCAATGCGACCCAGCCAATCCCGCAAGCAGCACAGCCTACACAGACCTTTCAGGACTTCGAGCGGGGTGGATTTGTGTCGCCAGAAGTGGCAGAAGCGCGACTCCAAGACCCAGATTGGGTAGCATCTCAAACCCAGCCAACTTTTGCTGGTAATGAAGGCGCACCAGGCCCTGCTGGTATGGCTCTACAAGCACTACAAAATATCACAGCGTTCGGTGCAGGGCAGTTTTCTGACCTGACAGGAATTGCACCACAAGAGTTCCGTGACGCTGCTGCCGCTGAACGGGCTAAGATCAACGCAGTCGAAGCAAATAATCCGTTTGAAAGATTCGCTCAGTCTATTGAAGGCAACTTCTTTGCTCCCTCAAAAGCATTCAGACAGACCATAAGCGACTACCCTCAAATCGGAGTAACGCAAGGGGCTGTCGATGCTGCGGGTAATCTTCTAAATACGGCACTACCAGTAGTAGGTTTCCCGTTAGATATCGCTACCGCAGACCCAGAGAACCCAGAAGCAGCCCAGTTCCATGTAGGAACAGGTGACCTTCTGGAAGCCGTAACCGACCCGTTTAACTTCGCAGGCCCTGGCTCATTTGCACTCAAAGGCGCAGGAAGCCGTGTTGTTACTGGTGCGGGAAAGAAAGCACTTAGCGCGGCAGAACAAGCCGCAGAAGCAATCGGTCGCACTGGCGTACCCAACGTGCTTGATACTGTGCCGCCGCAAACGGTTGCAGGGCGCGCTGCTAGGGCGGCTGGTGGTGTACCAGACTTTAGACGAGGGGCGAATGTTGGGAATGATGAAATCCCTCCGGCTATGATGCGTATATTTAAAGAGTCTCCAGGGGCAGATGGCGCAACACTGTCACGGGCTGAACAGATTGAACTGAGAGATTTTCTTCGAGAGAAGGGAACTGACTTCAACAGCTCACCTTCCATTGGAGGAATAATCCGCGGCACTTTCGATAGAAGTTACGGTGGTGATCCTCAGATATATGTAGGATCGTTCAAAATGGGCGAAGCAGGTTTACCCCAATACGTTGTTTGGAATCCATCGAAAGGAAAATTCCGAACACATGGAACGGCTCCTGACGCTACACAGATACGAACTACGAGAGCGCGCATAAAGAATTTCGGAATTGAAAACGTCATGGGTCGCCCCCATGCAAGTGCAGATGAAACAATCGAAATCTTTGGAGAAGATATTCCACAGTCGGGACTACGCCCTTCAACACCAGCCCTCACACCCCCAACCACTCCAGCCACAGGGCGGGCTGCTAGGGGGGCTGGGGTTGACCTTGATGAAAAGTTAACTGCTGCATCAGGACAAGTCAAAGCTGCTTATGGCTCTCCGCAATCAATGCTTGAGATGGGCGAAGAATATCCAAGGTATTGGTATCACTATCGTGTTGCTCCGGTTGCAGAAGATGGTGGAATAAATGCAACACGAATAAGAGAACCTGAAGCGGCAGATATGTTTGGAGCCAATTATGCCGAAGGTGAATATATCTGGTTATCTCCAACGCCTATTAGAAGCCTTGAAGATTCTCTAATAGTTGATATATCTAAACTAACTAATAACGATATTAGGTCTACGGGGCAGTTTGAAGGAAACATTTTGCATCGTGGCAATATTCCGAAATCAGCCATTGTCGAAGCCCCCACCACTCCAGCCAGAGGGCGGGCTGCTGCTGCTAGGGGGGCTGGTGGTGTTCCAACCGCTCGAACAATTAAGTTCATTCGTAATCCAGAAAAAGCACCTGATGTAGGGGCGCGGTTCGGACAGGATGTTGAGCCTGCTGGTAGATATGTTACAGAGGCTACGGACGCTGATATAGCGCGTATCGACGTACAGGAAGGCAGACCGAGGTTTGAGTCTGGTGAGGTAACTTTTGAAAACCCGTTGGAGATACCGTTTGGGGAGGGTTACGAATCTGCAAATAATTGGAAACGCGTACTTTCTGAGCGATACCAAGCCACCGGGGAAGAATTGTCCCAGAAAATTGCAGATGACGGATTTGACGGAATTATTACAACGCTTCCAGATGGGACAACGAGTGAAATCGTAGACCTTACTTCGTTTAGGCAAGCCCCCACCACTCCACCCACAGGCACTGCTGCTGCTGCTCGCCAAGTAACCCCGCAGCAGCAGGCGATCATAGATGACGTTGGCACTGGTGCGCTGCCTGCTGACGATGTGGCTGTGGATGCGCTGGATGCTGCGCCTGTTGCTAGGGCTGCTGACGATGCTTCCTTACGTGCTATTGAGGATGCACAAGCGTCTAGGGCTTCAGGGACAGCGGGTGGCAGTGGCCCCCCGGCTATTAGAAACCGACCAACAGCAGACGCTTCGTTCCCAGAGGGCAGCCGTACTGCGGTCTTCCAACCGGCATCATCGGTTCCGTGGAAAGACGATCCACTGATTCAGCGTGCAGTGAAGGTAATCAGAGAAACAAAGACGCTTCAGCCAGAATCGGCAGCAGCCCTCAGTCGTGGTAGGAAGCGACAGATAGCAAGGGGAGGGCAAGGTGCTCGTACAGCGGAGACATTTAGTGAGGTAGGGCCAGCGTTTAAAAGGGAGCTTGGTGGAGAAATACAGCGTCCTGAATTTGAACCAATAAAAGACCTATTTTCACCAGAAGAGTTGAACGAACTTCGTTCTCGTATATGGGGGCGTGGAAGCGTCCTTGAGTTTGCCGACCAGCCACCCGGATACACCAACTGGAGGCAGTTCAATGCAAGTGAGGCGTTCGACCGTTTGTTCCATCCTGACTCCGCTGTATTGCCAACCCCATCTGAACAGGCATTACTAGAGCGGGTCTTCGGCCCAGAACTTGTAAGGGCTGTAAAGTCAAAGAAGGCTCGTGGTCAAAAGGCGTGGGATATCGCAATGGATATCTGGAACCTTCCAAGGGCTATGCTGGCTACTGGAGACATCTCTGCAACCGCAAGGCAGGCAGGGCTTCTTGGCCCTGGAAACCCGAAGCAGTTCAAAGACGCTTTCATCTCTCAACTCAAGGCTTTTGCCCATGAGGAGTACGCTCTTGCATCTCGTGAGGCTATTGAGGCTAGCCCGAATTTCTTACGATTTACCACTAAGACAGGTAGCCCTAGCGACGCATTTAGTACAGCAAACAGGCGATTACATATATCACAGATTGGGGAATCTGCTGAACGTGGTAGCAGGGAAGAGATATTCCTGACATCTATTGCTGGACGCTTACCCATTATGAAGNANTCGGAACGTGCGTTTGTCACNATTCTGAATGAGTTACGCTTCTCAGTGATGGAACGCATGGTAGATGCAGCGGAATTGGCAAACAGAAGTGATGCAATAGCAAAAGGCATCCCTGGATCGGGGACAACGCCAATCTCAGCGAAGTCCATCGCACTAGCAAGAGAGGTTGGTACTCACGAAGACATTCTAAACATTGTCGCCCACCGTTTAGACATAGAGAAGTTACCGGCTGGGCTGACCCCGCAGGAACACGCCCTTGAGATTGCCAATGATGTTGGCGGTGCTACAGATCAGCAACTCGATGCTATTGCAGCCTATATTAACTACTCAACTGGACGTGGTTCACTTGGCAAGGCTGAAGGAGCAGCACCACTGTTGAACGGGCTATTATTTTCACCACGGCTTGCGATATCCAGATTCCAGTTGCCTCTTTCTGTGCTTACCCGTGCCCCTAATGTGCGGAAGAAAATCGCTATGGACTTAGTGAAATATGCTGGTGGGATGTCATTATTCCTGTGGCTTGCAGATAACTCTCCCGGTGGACATATTGACGTAACAGCCAATCCGTTCTCGTCTGACGTTGGGAAGATGCGTATAGGTAAAACCCGGTTTGACTTTGGGGCAGGCACCTTGCAGGCAATTAGGTTCGTATCTCAAATAGCGACCGGAAAGCGTGTTGCTACGGGAACCCGATCTGTATCTAAAACACACCCGTTTAACCCAGAAATAGCTTCACGATTCCTTCGTTCAAAGGCTCACCCATCATTGGGTCTAGTGTTAGATGTAGGAAACCGTGAAGACTTCCTAGGGGAAGACTTTCTCCTTGATGCTGAGAGTTTCAAAGACTTCGATGTAACAGAAGGTGCATTGCGGAAAAACCCACTCCTTAGAACATTCACGTTTATGTGGATACAAGATGTTGTAGAGGCTTGGAAAGAGTCAGGCCCCATTGTTGGTGCGCTGGCGATTCCGGCGGCGGTAGGGGGTGTGGGGGCTTCTTCGTTCTCAACGTCAGATGATACTTCCATTGAACTCTGGGGCAAGCCAATTACTGACGTGTGGCCGTTCCAACAGGGACTGGCTAAAGAGTTATTCGCACGCACTTCCGACCGTGGCCCTAGTGCTTTCGATCAAGTTGATATCGACCGATACGACGCTCTCCAGGACATATTGGTTCAGTTAGAAGAGGGGATGATAGACAAGCGGACAGCAGTAAACCGTTACTTCTCTATCAACACGTTCTATTCAGGACTGCGTAAGGGCTTAAGTGCGGGAATCTTTGGTGGTAACCCCAGCGAAGAGGCTGTGTTCCCAGAGACTCCCTCTGGCGGGACGGAAGCTGAGAAGGCTGCGTTACAGGAATACTACGATTCATCCACACCGTTCGAGTCTAAGTCAGGGTTCAACTCTGACGAGTGGGCTAAAGTGCTGAAGGTGCTTGAGCGTAAGTGGAGAAAAGATGGAACGCTTGAATACGTGCTTGCCAATACGCACACCAAGCCAGTGCCACAAAATCTGTTAGATATTCTTCCTGATAAGACAAAGGTAACTATCAAGCGTTCAAATGACGCTCGTGCGAGATTCCTAAAATCTGAGGGTCAAGAAGAACCCGATATAGAGTTTGGCTCAGAAGGCTCAGCCCCAGCACCAATACCAACACCAGCCCCAATTCCACAGGCTACCCCTGGCAGTGGATACTTGTGGGAGTTGCAACCACCTGCTCCCAAATAACCTAGTGACAGGTAGTGGTGTTTTGCTGTATATCAAATTGCTGTTATATACTTGCGCGACAACTGAATAAGGTTTCACGATAATTTTACGAGGACTTTTATGGTCACACCAAACGAGGTGGCTGACTCCTCTGAGAATGAATCCTCCCTAGAAACAACCGATTCCCTCCCTTCTGGTGACGAGTTGCTTATCCCTGCTGATTGGGATGAACAGCAAGCAGCAGTAGCGACGGAAGAAGTTAGTGTAACTAGCGACGAAGCAATCTCCGACGAGACACCCCCCGAACCCGATGAAACCTCAGAGATAACCGAAGAATCGGCTGTAGCTGAGGTGACCCCCGACGAGACTACTGCTGACGAAGTAGAGACTCCAGAAGAATCTGGAAGAATGCGGACTCAGGAAGAATGGTCTAAGCGAGAGTCATCTATCAGGCAGCGCGAGAATGAGCGCGAGAATGAGATGTATGCCCTGAGAAATCAGGTAGCGCAACTTCAGGCAACGTACTCAGATCAGGTTTTAGAAGCAGAAGTTCGTGGTTATGCACAATCACTGGAAGCCCAGTTAGTTGCAGAAGGTCACGATGAGGCAGGGGCTAATAGGCTTGCGACACAGCAAGCTAATGCGGCCAAGGCTGGGTTTCAAGCTGAACAAAGGGCTAATGCTTTACAGCAGCAGCTTCAGCAGGTAAATCAAGCTGCTGAAATAACTTCTAAGAATGCTTCGGTAAACGAAATGATGCGACAGCACGGTGTTCCAGAAAGCCAGCGAGCATTGCTCCAGGGCTATTCAGACCCCGCTATGGTCGTAGAGGCAGCAAGGGTTCTTGGCGAAGCTGAGGGCCTACGAAAACAACAAATATCGGCTAAACAGGCAGAAGTTCCTTCCGGTGGCGAAGCTAATACTTTCGACGGCGGTGTTGGACAGGGTGGCGCAATAACAGATCAGCAATGGCTGAACTCTGTTTACGCACAGGGCAATTCTAACGACCATGCCCGTGCAAATAAGGTCATGCGTTCCATGGGAATAAACCTTGGTTAGCCTCAAGGACAACTAAAAATGGCAACTGGACAAACTATTACTGATAGTTTGAGCGACTCGCTACCTACGGTGGTAAGTGCGGCTCGAAATGTCCGTGAGTACAAGGGTGTAATGACCCAAATTGTTGACAAGCAGACGCTTGGCGCGGGTGTTGGCAATAACTGGCGAGAGATTGATCTTGCCAANCTAACTGCTCAGGCAATCACAGAGACAACTGAGGAAGACAACCCACAGGAACTCTCTGACAGTGCGATTTCTGTAACCCCTTCGGTTATTTCGGTTCACACAGTCATCACTGACCGTGCTGCTCGAAACGTATCGAAGAACGTCTTCGCTAAAGTTGGCTCACTTGGTCAGCAGGCGATTGAACGACAGAAAGACAAGGACGGCCTGACTGTTCTTGACGGTGCNACNACTTCTCTTTGNGGCACAGGTACTACTCTTACGAGTGGTCATATTGCCGCAGCAGCGTATCGCATTCGTGGTAACACGAGTGAACCTTGGGATGGCCCTGTTGCATTCGTGCTTCACTCCTTCCAGATGAAAGACCTGTTTGACGAACTGGTAGCAGGTGTTGGAACTTACGACATCTCTAAGGGTCTAACGGCTGATGTTTTCAAGAACTCATTCAACCTGCCTATTGCAAACGCACAGGCATACACGGATGACAACATCACTATTTCATCTAACGATGCCAAGGGTGGAGTGTTTGCTTCAGGTACAAACGGTGCGATCATCTGCGTCCAGGCTCGAATGCCTTGGGTCAAGACTATTCGTAACGAGAAACTTGGTGGCGGTGCTACTGAGGTTCTTCACAGGGACGAGTATGCTTACGGAGAACGCTCTTCAGGTAACTGGCTCTACGAAATCCTGTCGGATGCAACTACTCCTACATCGTAGAGAGACTAACTAATTAGTCCCAAACCCGCCTTACGGTTAGGGGACGAGGTAATAAAAAATGGCTATAAACGCTCAAGGAGAAGTGGGACGTATCCGACTTTTCAACGACTTCTTTGGAGTCGGGAACACTCTGGCACTAACCGCTGATACAGCGGAACTGGGAGACTTCTACGCCGGTGGCGAGGGGTTTGAGGACAATGATGCAGGTATTGCAGGTAAGGACGCGCTTTCAGGCGTTGTAACGATTACCTCTGGCAATACCAACGCTGACACGACCTTTATCGGCACACACATCGGTCTTGATGTTGCGCTGATGGGGACGATTGTGCTGGAAACTCGCGTTCAACTCCCTGACTTGGACACTAAAGAGATATTCTTTGGACTGACCAGCATCCTTTCGGTTGATGAGCAGCTTGAAGATATCGTCATCAACGCTTCGGGAACAACCATCACTATGCCTGCGGACTTAGTTGGGTTTTACCTGAGTGATGAACTCACTGATGACGAAGACTGGCACGGTATCTACAGTGGTGGTACTGCCACGGCTTCAACCACTACTACTGCCGTTGATCTCAACGATGACGCTGTAGCTGGTGAGTGGCAAATTCTTAGACTGGAAGTTGCACCTAACGGCACTGCCCGTTGGTACATCGACGGCGACCTGAAGCAGACGGTTACAGGCGCATGCTCGACAACAACCGATCTGGCTGTCTGTCTTGCTGCCGCTGCTAACACGACTGAATTAGCCATCATGGATGTGGACTACCTTCTCGTCAAGGCAAACCGTGACTGGAACGCCTAGTCAATAGGTAAATGAGGCCCTCGCCCTTCGGGGCGGGGGCAACAACTAATGCGGGGCTAGAGGAGTCAAATGATTGATGCAATAGCTTTTCATGTCTCTGATGACGAGCCTTCGTTCCTGTTACGTGAATACGATGCTGACAAACCGGGTCACGGTTCACATCGCTTTCAAGAATTGCGAGTTGTTAGAAACGATAGAATAGCCACGTATAAAGAGGTACTTGGTAGGTCTGATTTATTTGCTGGGGCAAAGCCGATTAACATTATTGGTGGTGACCCTGTTAGTGGTGGAGTTTATGAAACAGTAGGTAGTCTTCGTGATATGGCAAATGAAATGCGTTTGAGGGGATTCTCTGATGACGTATATGATGTATCACCAACAGGAACACCTGAGCAATGGGCTGAGGCGTATCACGATGAGCGTGCAAAGCGTGAAGCCCGAAAGAGGAAGAACTAATGGCCGTTACAAAAGAACAGTTATCAACTATGGCAGACATGGCTAATAACAGCCTTGACGGAACATCTGTGCATGAACTTGCTTTAGAAGCGCAAGATGCTATTGATGACACCGATCTGAAGGCGGGTGAGTTTACTCATACTCCAACAGCAGATGATCCTTATGCCATGATTGTTGAGGAAGCATCATCAGCAGGCAAGTCTGTTGTTTATGACATTCGTAACGGAGAGGCTTCAATTGTTAATAACAACATGCTGCCAACTCAACTAGGTAAAACTGACCCTGAAACTGGGAAGCGAATATTTACTACTCGTCAAGCAGATGCTCCACCAGTTAGCCGTGGAGAGTACCTTTGCTTACTGCATGAGAACCACTCCGACCGCGAATATCACAAAACTCTTGGACTTGGCACTTGTAATAAGTCGAACCTTCGCACGATGCTTGACGTTAGAACCCATGCACAACATCGTCATAGAAATGAATGGGCTGCTATTACTGAGGCTCGTGACCAGGAACGAGAAGATCAAGAACGTAAGATTCGGGAACTTACTATTTCACAATTGATGCCAGGTGGCAGTTCAGAAGCTGTTACTGATGTCACACAGCCCGTAGAAGCTGCTCCAGCACCCGAAGTGCCTGTTGAGGTTTGGAAGGCTTCCTCTGGAACGTGTCCTCAGTGCGAATGGACAAATAGCGCACCAAAAGGCAGATCGCGTACGGCAGCGTACTACATACATAAAAAGATTCACGCATAGAGGTTCGTCATCGCAGTCCTAATATCTCAAACCAGAGAAGAAATTGCCGCAAGCATTGGTGAGCAGTATGGGGGCTACGAATCGCATACTGCCACGTCATCAGGTTCGACTTCTACTTTTGTTGACGCAGAGTTAGAAGCTACAGATGACTATATCAATGGCTGGTACTGGCGCGGTACTTCAGGAACCAATGACGAGGTAATCAGGTTAGTCAACGACTACACTGGCTCCTCTACTACGGGGACGCTTCGAGGTGATGTTCTGGCAGCTACCGTAGCTGACGGTGACACCTACGAACTCTGGCAGAGAGACTTAGACCCACGGAGGGTACATCGTGCGATTAATAGGGCGATACGTGCGATACCTCGCAAGGGTTCTCCACCGCTACGTGACATATCCTTACATACCTCATCTTACGTAAACAACTTCTCCATTCCGACTTCGATGGTTGGTATCAACAAGGTTCAGGTTCGCCTGAATCAAACCGAGAAGGTCATTGAGACTTGTAACGGCGCATGGTCTGAGTCTTCAGGCACTGGCGTAACAGTCTCCGCTGAGACAGAAGACCGGCGCGAGGGTTCTGCATCTAACAAGTTCGTGATAACAGGGTCTGGCACTGCGGGAGACATCATCGCTTCCCAGACGGTGAGCCTTGACCTCTCGAAGTTCACGCACGTTGAGTTCTGGTTCAAGTCCACAGTCACGCTTACTTCAGGTCAGGTGAAATTAGTTCTCTCGACTACGGCTAACGCTGCTACTGAGACAGAACTACTGAGTTTGCCCGCTATTACAGCCGATACATGGACATACGTGAGATTGGCACTTTCCAACCCGCTGTCTGACTCAGCGATTATTTCAGTTGGCCTTGAGTACGACGTTGACATTGGTGCGGTTACTTACCAGATAGACGCAATTAGAGCCACAGTCGCTAATTCAGAAGACTGGGCGACTATTCACCGAAACGCTATCAAATGGGANAANGACAACCGTTCGTTCTCTATCACCTACGCTGACGCACCGGCTGGTGCTTCATATGCCCTCATCAAATTAACTGGTGTAAAGAAGCCAACTGAGTTAGACGCAGATGCGACCTCATGTGATGTGGAGCCTGAGTACATAATAAACAAGGCAATGGCTATGCTACTTCGTGCTAGGGGCGACCGTCGTGATGGCAACAGAGATGCTGCATATCTTGAAGCGGATCAGTACGAGTTACTGTCTCTTGGCGCGTTGACAGGCCAGCAGGCTCCCAGTGGGACAGTTTGGATTGATGACTAATGGCGTGGAAGCAACTTGGGCAACTGATGCCCACAGATACTAACGCCGCCAGTCTTTTCTCCCCAACACGAGGTTTTGAGTACCGTGTAGACGTTATCTACATCACTGAAGTTGCGGGTGGAACTGCTACTTACCGTGTCTTTGTTGACGATGATGGGTCAACCTATGCCAACACCACTGCTATCGTCTTCGATACAGCCGCAGTAGCGAATGCTTCTGTTCGGCTAGAAGGCCCGTTTTACATGAATAATCCTGCTGGGAATATCGCCGTAAGATCGTCGATAGCGAGCAACCTTACCTTCACAGCGTTCGGAGTAGAACGGAG